GGCGTTGAAAAACGCACGCGCTATACTCTGTCTAGAATTCCTTGGAATTCCGGAGTATGTTTACTTACCCTCGGGTAAGCGCACGTGTGTTTCCCTACGCACCTCATGGGATGGTTGGGTTGAGTTGTGCCTGCAACGGTACACCAAACACTCTAGAAATGGGAGTAGGCTTCGGCTGGCTCTTAAATCGACAAAGCGCATCTTCGATGCGCCCTGTAAAGAGTGTGATCGTAATCTAACCAGCGAGGCGAAAACAAAGTGGAGGAAACACGTCGCCCGCGACGTGCCCTTTTGTTGTCTCCCGAGCGCAGAGGATCTCGATGAACTGCGGAAGGCAGTGAGAGAAAATCTAAGCGGTTGGGGTGGGCGGTTGGAGAAAAGAAGGATGACAGGAGAGAGGTCATTGGCTCTTGGAGAGTACATCCCTGACCGGCAGGGGTGTTATGAGGTTCGAACTTCTGACGGGGGCACTCTGGCTTGCAGTGAGAATAATTTCTCTGGAGATTATTCTGCTGTTCGATTAGGGTGTGCCAAGACGAAGGGAAAATTTAGAACTGTGACCATGCAGTCTGCAGAGGTTAAGCGCGCGTTAACCCCTGTTCATAATGCCTTGTACGATCACATCACTTCCTTCGGGTGGTGTGTCAGAGGAGATGTTACTAAGGAGGATTTTGAGGTTATCGTTAGTGATAGGAGGGAGGGTGAGAGGTATATCAGTGGGGACTTTTCCGCCGCGACTGATAATATCTACCTTCCTGCTGTTGCCGTTGTGGTTAACGAAATCTCAAGATGCCCTGAGTTAACGGTGAAGGAGAGGAGCGTTCTGTTAGGGAGTTTCTCTAACCTCCGCTACCGGAACAGAGTTGGGGATGACGAACACTTCCCCATCAAGAGGGGCTCGATGATGGGAAACCTCATCAGTTTCCCGTTGTTGTGCCTCTTGAACAAGTCCTGTTTTGACATCGCTTGCGATGTTAGTGGTAGGGGTAGGGATAGGAAAGGTAGGTTCAACGGTGATGATTGTATCTTTTGTGGTGATCAACCCTTCTTCCAAGTGTGGAAGGGCGTTACCTCGAGGTACGGTCTAATCGTTAATGAAGAAAAAACAGATTGTAGCGAGCGGTGGATTGATCTAAACAGTCAAACCTACGACGCTCGAGGCCACCG